AAATTGCGGCATCGTCTATAAAGATGCCGGGGAAATACCTTTTTGCCGAATCTTTGTCCACGAGTTGCTGACCTCCATCGCCATCACGCTGAAACTGGAATATGCCATCGTTGAGGATTTTTCCGGATTCCCCGTTCCTGAAGAAGAACACTCCGAAACGAAATCTGAATTCTGTATGGACATTTTCTGCTTCCGTGCTTTTGAACGGACAGAAATACCGATAAAGGATTTCCGGTTGCTCATCGACAAGCTGTTCTCACATTCATCCGTAGCTTTAGGCAACAGTTTCAGCGTAGCCCGCATCTTGCAAAAACATCTGAAGGAAGTTCCTTTCCCCGAAGAGTTTTGCCGTCCTCTTTCTTATCCGTATGTGGAACGCCACAATAGGAAAAGTAAAACTCTCTGTGTGACAGGGGCAAGCTATCAAGGGGTATCAGATGACTTGCGGCAAAAGAATGCGAACTGAAATGGTTTGCATTCTGCTGTTGTTTTTTCTCTTGCATATCCATACCATTATAAAGTTACCGTATCATTAGCTATCACTGCTTTCACATTCCCATGAGAGTCCAACACCTTCACCGTACGCTTGGCAGAGTCCGTCACATCAATAATCTCCACCAACTTACCACCATTGATTAGGGCAGCTTCCCTAATTTTTGCGGCTTGTACACTGTTACGTTTGAAGTCAAGCGCATAACACACACTGCGGTGTGTTACATTGAACATCCGGGCAAGTTTCTCTTTGCCTGAAGCACTCAGTTCAATCTTCTTTCTGATTTTGTTCTCCATATCTAAATTCTGATTAAAATAATTCTTATCTTTGGGGCTGTTCTGCTTGAACACGGTGCAAAGCTATCGACTATTTTCGATTTGCGCAAATTATTAACCGATTATTTTCTACAAAATGAAGGCAATTGATAGATTTTATGAGTATTTAGCCGAAAAAAGTCTAAAACCAACAGCTATAGAGAAGGAAATTGGCCTATCCAATGGCTATCTCAGTGCACAAAAAAAGCGAAATGCAGACATGGGCGAAGGTATGATCCTTAAAATTATCGACTATTTTCGAGATATAAATCCCCTATGGCTTCTCACTGGTGAGGGGAGCATGTTGCGTAATGGAACTATGCCTACTACTGTTAATGCCCCAAGCTCTAAGTCTATTAATTCATTCAATAATGATGATTTTGTTTCAATCCCACTGGTGGACATCTCTGTTGCAGCAGGCTGCTGTGGCTACGATAACCCCGATTATTTGGAAGTAGTAGATACCATAAAAATGCCTTCATCCATGGTGCGTAATAGTGAGAAATACTTCTGCGTCCGCATCAAAGGAGAAAGTATGTCACCTACATTATTGGATAGCTCCTACGTTATCGTGAGGTTACTCGACCGTTCTGAATGGCAGGACATGCCCGACCAACACATCTACGTCATTAGTGACACTGATGGGCGTTCATATATCAAACGCATCAAGAACCGATTTCGTCAACATGGGTTCCTTGTTTGCATGTCAGATAATGTAGATAAAATCAATTACCCCAATTTTAATTTGGAAGCTCAGGAGATAAACACCATACTCCATGCGGAATGGTACTTCAGTGCTAAAATGCCGAATCTGAATGAAACATATTATGATAAGGTTAATCAGCTGGAAGATGATATGGATGTAATCAAAAGCCAAATGCAACAATTATTGCGTGCTATCAATGTAAAGTAAGGTAGCATCCGCAAGTTCTTTTAAATAACGATAAAATGAATAGAGCAATGAACGAGAAAGAAAAACTATTATACGAGTTTATGGATGTCGCGTTCACGGATGAGTCCCACAGAAAAGCAAGAAGAAAAAACGCTGAGTTCTGGAGACATATAAATGCTTTGAGGGAACAGAGTTCAGACAAAATAGAAGTAATACAAGGTATTGTCAAAGACCCCTTCGTAGGAAAGTATTGCACTAATGCGGAAATTCAATGTGACTCATTAGATACGAAAAAGGCCGCAGAGGCGATACTGACCACTTATTACTATCGAGTTCCTCTGGACGTAGAGCCTTCAATCGGTGAAACATGTGACCTATATACTCGTTTACCCGAGCGTTAAATGGTTGTGTAAATTAAACTGTGTCATGCTCTATTCTCATTCAATCTCATCGGTCGGGGAACGGCCAGCGCCAAGGGGCGGGACCACCCGTCCCGACGAGTGTAAAATTACAACAATTTAAACCTGTCTCCAAATTTTATCGCCAGTTGTTGTGCAATGGCTCCCCAGTTAGCCAGTGGCATGGTCCATTTCTTGCGTATATTGCGGTAAGCGAGGTAAACCAGTTTCTCAAGGGCGGTGTCGTTAGGGAACACGCCCTTGTTTTTTGTCACTTTCCGTATCTGGCGATGATAGCCCTCAACTGTATTTGTGGTATAAATCATACGGCGTATATCCGATGTGAACTGGAAGTATTCAGTAAGTTTTTCCCAGTTGTCCTGCCATGACTTGATGACAATAGGATATTTTTCTCCCCATTTCTCATTCAGATTAAAAAGTTCCGTTTCAGCTGCTTCTTTACTTACCGCACCATAAACCCGTTTCAAGTCTTTGAGGAATTCCTTCTGATGCTTGCTACCGACATATTTAATGGAGTTACGTATCTGGTGGACGATGCAAAGTTGTACTGTTGTGTTCGGGAAAACACTTTGGATGGCATCCGGAAAGCCTTTCAGACCATCAACGCAAGCAATAAGGATATCATGAACTCCACGGTTCTGCAAGTCCGTCAGTACGTTTAACCAGAAATTGGCTCCCTCGTTTTTAGAGATATACATGCCAAGCAAATCCTTGTGCCCTTCCTTGTCGACACCTAAGACGTTATAGATTGCGCGGGTAACGGCACACCCTCTCTCGTCAGTGACTTTGTAATGGATTGCGTCCATCCAGACTATCGGATAGACAGCATCAAGGGTACGGGAACGCCAGGCCTTTATTTCCGGGAGAACACGGTCGGTTATGGAACTGATCGTTTCGGCAGAGACACGGTTGCCGAGATTTTCCTCCATCCAGTCACTGATCTCGCGTGTGCTGTTACCAAGGGCATAAAGTCCGATGATACGGTCCGCCACGCCCTCCGCCAGGATGGTCTCACGTTTCTTTATAAACTGAGGCTCAAAACTTGAATTACGGTCACGAGGGGTAGACACTGTGACTTCACCCAATGGAGTCTGGACTTGCTTCTGCATTTTACCATTACGACGATTGCCCAACTGACGTTCTTCATCGGTAAGATGCGCATCCATTTCACCTTCCAAGGCTGCATTCAAGATACTTTCCAATAAGGGGGCAAAAGCACCATCCTTACCTAACAAAGGCTTACCGGCTTTCAGCTGCTCTATTGCCTTGTTCTTGATACTTTCAAAATCAAATTCTTCTTTCATAAAAAAACTGTGTTAGCAAAATTAATATTTTATTCCTTGCTGACACAGTTTAAATTACATCTTCCGTTAAATAGGAATTCTTGTAATTCCAATTCAACATTTATAATATCATCACTTGTTATATTGTCAACCTGCAAAGGCGTAGTAACTGCATTAAGGCTTTTCCCTATAATGCTATTATCATTTTCATCAATAATGTCAAATGCAACTACTATTCTCTTTGCCATAATTATTGCCATAATGCTCCCGGCACAATCACCGGGAGCGTTTCCATCAAACAACTAATTAATTACCTTAATCTCCGCACGCTTTATCCCTCAGTCGGAGCCCTGAATGCCGGGAGCGTTCTTCACACCTTCAAAAACCATTGCGGCAGCAACAAGAGTCGAACTTGTAACAAAAGACCTGCATACATGTATCATCACGTATGCGCACCTGTGCTCTACCAACTGAGCTATACTGCCAATTATTTGCGACGCGCGCACGTTTATTGCGCTAAAATAGCACTTATTCCATAAATACCTATTATGAATCAACTGTTTATATGATTAGTGCAATTATACTACTTGCTAAAAACGCTATACTATCCCCCTATAAATATTTATTTAAACGCCTAAAAACATAACCTAAAAGGAAACATCATATAAAATACCTCCTTTTCTAATTGTTAAAAAAGTAACTCCAACTTTTGTAAAAAACAAAAAATGGGTTTTAAAAAGTAACTCCAACAGTAACTCCAAAAGTATCTCCAACTCTGTTTTTAACACTTCATTAAATACTATTCACCAGTATCATTTTTTTCTGTTCCTTTCTTAACGTTATCTCCAAAACCATATCTCTCTAAACATTCTAAATAGTATATATTTTTTCACTAAACACTTCTATATATTTGTTATTTAGAATATCTTTGTAGAAATAAACTTCTAAATAATGAATTTATGACTAAGATAATTCACGTACATCTCATTTTCGAGAAAAAGGACTATTATTTCGGCAGTATCAGCGCCATTTATACCGTCCTAAATGACGCTCAAATAGGTATCAAAAAGAGCTCGCTACTTCATGCCGGTCTCACTGATGGCAGCGTTAAGATAACCCGTAGAGCCATTATCAAGCAGTCTCACCTCATTCGTTGTACCCAAGAATGACCTAAACACTCCACACGGGAAAAGGGCTGAATCGCGCCTCAAAAAGCGTCAATTCAGCCCTCATTTTATATCCATGTAACATTTGACCGTTTAAAGTGTTTTCATACCCTATTCAAATGTAATATCTGTATCGCACAATGTAACAATTCGATTTGTTTCAGCACACACTACTCAAATAGCCTCAAACCTTTTATTCATCGGCATTTCAGCATCATTTAACTCCCACATGCTTTACATACAAAGTGATTTACCCCCCTTATATCTCCCCGTTATGGTTCAGGTCGGGGCTCAGGTCGCGGTGACCGCAAAGCCGGGAACCGGGATAATCCTTCAGCAGCAGCAACACAAGCACACGCAGGGAGTGCTTTTGGAAAAGGGTGCGTGTATCGGCAGGGCGACCGCACTCGTCAAGACCGCCTTCGTAGCAGACACCGATGCTACCTGCATTCCAACCCCGGACATGGGCACCAGGCAGGGACAAGGGACGCAGGGACTTGATGTCACCGTTCTTGCGGATATAAAAATGATAACCTGCGCCGGAGAAGCCCCGGCGCAGGTGGTCTGTCGTCAAGTCGTGCTCCGTATAGCAGCGGTCGCAGCGGGTGGCGGAACAATGGACGACGATAAGATTGATGAATCTCATGAGAATTAAAAATTAGAAATTAAAAATTAAAAGTGAAGGAAACCCGCTACACTGTCATGGCATGGGCGCTCAGGGCACCAATAAGCGCGGAGGCTACAGCGATTATCACTTTCAGAATCTTATCCCAAACAGATGATTTTGTACTCATAAAATTAAGGATTAATGGTTAAGAATTAATGGTTAAGGATTAGTGATTAAGGATTAAGGGCTAATGATTAATGGTTAATCATTAGGGATTGATTAGCGATAAGCGATTTGCTTGTGTTCATTAACCATTAATCACTAACCCTTAATCATTCCTTCTTTATCCCAGCGGATTTTCGCCCTGGTCGCCGTCGCCGCCTCCGGAACCACCGCCTTGATTGCCGCCACCGGAGCCGCCCTCCTCGGGCTTGTCGAGCACAAAGCCCACATTCGCCGGGCTGCGGGTCACGGCGGTACTGCCGTTCACCAGCTTCAGCTCCTTGTCGGGGATAAAGCGGATATTCACCTTCGAGATATTGCGCACCGTACATTTGTCCGAGGCCTCCATGCCGGGACAGCGGAACGTCATGTGGAAAGTGCCCAGCTGGTTCAGCTTCACCTTATCGCCATTGGCAAGGTTGCCTTGAATCTCCTCCACCAGGGCTTCGATGACGTGCTTCACGTCGCCCTTCGTCATGGCACAGTTTTTCTGAATGGAGGCGGCAAGGACATCGATGTCCACGGTGCCGCAGGTCTTGGGTTTCTGACGGAGATAGTACAACATGGGCGAAGCCGGGTTGCTCACGATTTTACGGCGCTGGAAGCGCTCTACAATTACATCCATAAATTTGAAAAGTTAAGGTTTAAGTTAAGAAAAATGAGTTATAAGAGAGAAGTGGGTAAGGGAAGGGATAGGGCGCCCGAATCAATGATTATTCCTTTTCTTAAGCACATTACAAAGATACAACATTAAGAAGCGGAAGTCAAGTGTTTTGCCATTTTTTTTACTACAAAAAACACGGAGACACAGAGTTTTTCAAGCAATAAGAAAAATCTCCGTGTCTTTGTGTCCCTGTATTCTATAAATTTCCATCCATCACTTTGCATTCCTCGTCAGCCACTCCAATGGTGGTATGTAGTCCACCAGTTTTGTCATGCTTTGGTTATGATGGAAATAGACTTCACCGGTTTTGCCATTACGGTGCTTGGCTATGATGACGATGCCCAGGCCATCGGTGGGATAAGTACTCTTCTTATCGACGGTCTTGCCGTAGAGGGCAGGGCGGCAAAGCAGCATTACCATATCCGCATCCTGCTCTATGGCGCCGCTCTCGCGCAGGTTGCTCAAGGTGGGGCGATGGTCTATGGTACCGTCGCTCGCCCGGTTCAGCTGGCTCAGCAGCAGTACGGGGATATCCAGCTCCTTGGCCAGCAGCTTTGCCTTGCGGCTTGCCTGCGCCACTTCCTGCTCGCGGTTACGGTTTTTCTGGTCACTCCTCATGTCACATAGTTGCAGATAGTCCACAATCACCATGTCACAGCGATTCTTGCTCTTCAGCAGGCGGGCGGAAGAACGCACGCGGTCCATGCTCGTCATCGGATGGTCGTCTATCAGTATGGGCAACCGCGACAACTCGGCAGACGCCTCATGCACCTGCCTCACCTCGCCGGGGGTGAGCTGGCCG